GTCGTTGATCTGAAGCTTAAAAAACGTAGCTGTCACAGGGAACAAGCTAAGCATCAGCTTCGAGGCCATGACGTTCGCGCCTTTGGCACCGATTGATTGCCAAGGAGTGGGCAGGTGCTGACCATTGATCACACCGGTTGGCGTGAGTAGGTAGGGCAGACTCAGACGCGCACACTCCCGAGCAGTATCAAGGAAGATCGTTCTGTCACTTGCCAAGCGAGCGTAGCGGCTAGCAGCAGATTGATTTTCCATTTAATTAAGTACCAGGAATGTTAAGGCCAGTTGCTTGGCCACTAATGGTTCCCAGGGTGGGAGTAGGGGTAGCACGAGGGGCACTGAAACCAGCTGCGCCAGCAGCACGTTGGCGTTTACTACGCATACTAGCAGCAGTCTTAATAGTTCCAACCCTTTCACCAGCAACGGCAGCCGGCGGCGGGGGTGGAGCTGGAGGTGCGGGGGGAGCCGGAGGAGCCGGAGGAGGCGGCGGAGGCGCAGGCATAGATGGAGCAAGACACATGATCTTAATCTCTAGTAGTTTTGTTTTTAAGATGTTTGATGATTGCAATAGCTCCAGCTTGGAAAGCTAGTTCCCGTTCAGAGATGTTGCAATCAGGAAAACGATCAGGATACATCTCTTCAAGCTCTTCAATAAGCCGAAGTAGATCAACCCTACCCCCTACTACATGTGTAAGGGGAAGGGTATCCTCATCAAGGTAAGCCATCGTAGAATCTTTCAAGGTAATCAATAGCTTTTTTCAAAGCCTTTGGACTGTCTCCAAGTTTACCAATACCAGTGTTGCAATCATGACAAAGCAATCCTCGTATTTGTCCTGTTTGGTGACAGTGATCTACATGAAACGTTCCACGGCCTTTTGAATCAGGTGACATACAAATGGCGCAACAGTGATTTTGTTTAGCCAGCAATTCATCAAACTGATCAATGGTTATTCCAAATTTGGATTTTAAATGGGTGTTGCGTTTTGCGCGTGGATTTAAACATTGCCACATCACCGCTTTTTTATTGCGACATTTGCGGCATGTCCCATTTAAGCCATCTTTATTTCTTGGTTCGGGATGAAAGTAACTGGCGTTAAAAAAGTGCCGACACTCAGAACACGCTTTAATCATCCGTATTGTGGAAGATCGGTATTTGCCGCCTCAAAAAAGGCGGGCATCCGAGCGCGTTGGGTATCTTTCAAGCCGGGGGCTTTACCGCGTTCATACAGCGAATCAGATTGATGAAGCCAAAAATCTTTGTCTAGGTATTTATTTGTTGAGGATGTGAGTCCATCAACTACCCAGCCTACTGTGGCGCGGCGCAAACGATTGAGGCTTGGTGTGGACTTGAGACCCAGTTCGGAACAGACCATCGAGTGGATTGCGACGTGGGTTTGTTCGTCGCGGCTGATGTCTGCTGCTGTGGTGCGGATTCCGACATCTCCGGTGAATCGGAAGAAGGGAAGGATAACGAAGAAGACACTGCGCTCCAGAATAGCTGCTTTGAGTATCGGATGCTCAGGCGCGTCAAGCCAAGCCTTCAAGATGTGCTTAGCTTCTTCCTCATACTTGGGGTTAGCACCGTGGGCATCAATCACATAATTCAATGCCTGGTCGTGGTTCTCTTCATCACGTTGATTGGAGAGTAATGCCTCCCGTACCCCAGGGGTTTTGGGGAGTTCTTTCTCCAGTCCTTGTTGAAGAAACTCACGCACAGGCAATTCCAGGTGGCGAAGACCAAGGGCGCGTTTGAGTGCGTCCTCGGCCCCCTCTACCACCTTGCCCTTTTGAACCGCCACTGGGGTCCATTTGCGTTTGCGGCTGATAACTTGATCGTAGGGCGATAGGGTTGGGCTCATTCTCCGCAGGGAATACAGGGTTCGTTTTCGGGTTTAACAGTGGGACAGCCGCAATCAGGGTCGATGTCTTCATCAAAACCAAAGAGATCACGAAAGTCTTCATCAAGAGCTGCAAGTGCATCATCTTTAGCTTGAGTATCAGGCATCACCTGAAGAGAATAATAGAGGCTCGTCTGAGGGGAATACATCCACTCATAAATGAACTCTCTATCATAGGTAACAACATCAGACCACGAGTTAAACGAATACCCATGGAAGAGAAGAGTGCTTTGGAAAAGGCGGACAAGACCATCCACAACTTTCTTGTAAGCTTCCCAACCTACTTCAGAAGCAATTTCGATGTCCGGCGGGTAGTCATAAGACTGGACTCCGAAAGTCCCACTATCCCTATCGACGTGACGAGAGATAGGAGGGGCCAGCTCTGGGGCAGTAGTATAGCCACGCAGATCGACGTTGTTATAAGAGCAGGAAGCCGTAGGCGCAATAGCAAAGGCACGGTCCATTTCAGCGGCTCGTGCAATCTGTGCTGCAATTTCAACGGCTTTTGCAAGTTCAGATACAAGGAGGTATGCCGGAGTATGCTCCGGTTGATGAGTATGGAATTTGGTTAGGGCGTCTCCAAACTCTTTATACGTTACGCCGTTCTGGCAAAGGAAGTTAGCCAGACCAAGAACACCAAGACCAATCTGTCGGTCAGTCTCGGGGGGAAGGTATTCGCCGGTTTCCCCAACACCGGTCTTTCCATGAAGCTCAATAAGAGAACTCATGCCCTCAGTAAATGCAGGAACCAAGTCCTCAATACCGCAAGCTCCGAGATTGATATGCTGAAGAAGGCAGGTACCACGACTAGGTAGATACACCTCCAGACAAACATTGCCCAGGATGCGATTGCCTTCAGCATCATAACGAATCTTATTAAGCCAGATGTCGCCCTTCTTAATACCATCAATGGTGGCATCAATCAGTTCATCAGAGGCATACTTGAGGAAGTTCTCATCCACATTCAAACACCGCTTGACCCAGGCGAGGTCGGCTCGGGAAGCAGTGATGAACTCAAGAGCATCAGGGTGGGTATAATCAAGATGACACACCACAGCCCCATTTTTGTATACCCCACCGCGCCTCAGGGTTTCGTTGAGGGCAGAGTAGATGCGGGCAAAGGAGACGGGACCAGACGCTGTAAGGCCCTTTCCATTTTCTGCCCCTCTAGGACGAAGCTTAGAGAGATGAACAGCCACGCCAGCTCCGTTACGAAGAGCGTGCGAAACAAAGCGCCAGGATGCTTCGATTCCTTCAGGCCCTTCCATAGTGTCCTCCACCTGGAAGACCGTACAGCTGACCGGTAAGCGAGATTCGGGGTTGTCAATCCAGTTTTGAACACGGCCAGTTCGTGCAATCTTGTTGGGGGACATTGGTTTAGATAAGGTCGTCGAGAACAGGAGGTTGGTAATTAGGCCCCTTAAGGACTTTGCCATCTTCGCGGCGGAGGGGCTTGCCGTCCACGAGTTTACTCATATTGGATTCAAAGACACGGCGCATGGCCTCATCCAGATTCCAGCCACGAGCTGCTGCAAATTGATAACACACGAAGACAAGATCGGCCAGCTCCTTTAACTGGGCCAGTCGATTCTCTTCAACGGTATCAAGGGTTTTAAATTCAGCATCGAAAGCGCCAACGAACTCAAGGTATTCCTCGGTGATAAGGTTTGCTTGTAGTTCATGCACATACTCATTAACTGTGTTAATAGGTTGGTCCATGGCCTCACGAAAGGCAATGGCTTGTTGGAGCAGCGATGACATGGTTAGCGGTTACGCTCGTGGGAAACTTGTTGGATCTTTCGTTCGACGTAGGCTTTGACTTTGAGCCAGTCATCCAGTTCGGACTCGTGGCTCTTGTGGCCTGCGCGACAAACGTATTTAATCACGTTGCCTGCCAGGTAGTCAAGGCCTTGGTCAACAATAAAGTCCCAAACCTCAATCGTCCCCCTCTTGTAATGAGTTGGGTGGTACTTGCTCACGGAAGAACTCTTGGTAATCGGGGTTGTTAATGATGTGATCGAGTTCTCTTCGGGCGAGGTATCGGCCCAAAGGTCCCGGTCGTAGCGATTGTTTGTCAAACCAAAGTCGGATTCTAAGAACTGTTTGATAGTAACGTAGTCCGATCCAGACGGGAATCCCTCGAAGGATGAGATCGACTGCGTGAAACACATTGCGGTCAAGGACATAGACAATAGTAAGTACTAGGCCGATGTCGAGTCCAATAAGGACTGAGGTGGGTTCCATAGGATGGGTTCCTTAGTGGTGGAGTTGTACTCACCAGGCCGGAGGATCCGTGCGAGACGAGCGTTGCGGATGGCGTCGGCTTCAGTCATGCCTGCCTTTTCATAGCAGGAAAGGACAGCTTGCCATGGATCCTCAGCCTTAGCCAGGATCTTTTGAGCACCCTTAGCACCGATGCCAGGCACGCCTTTGTAGCCATCCACAGGATCGCCCGTAAGGCATTGGGTCCAGAACCAATAGTCGGCTTCTTCAGGTGTTACTTGAACCAGCTCATCCCCATTGAAGAGGTTGCAGCTGATCTGTTTCATATCCTTGTCAGGAGAAACAAGAATAAAATCGCTAGGATCCAGGTGACACTCCAGTCCAAGCGCGTCGTC